ATGAATAACGAAAATTACCCCACTTGGCTTGTGTCCCCCGACATTGCCAAAGAACTCAAAGAGATAGGTTTTGACACCCCCTGCCATTGCTATATAGCTCTTGCTATTAGCGGCAAAGGTTACCAATGCATAGAAATAGGTGATAGGATACACAACGAAGTTTATAATAGTATCGAATTAAGAGATATAAAACGTATCAATTACAACAAACAGAAAGGTTGTATCTCCCTTCCCTCTTGGACAGAAGCCCTCGCTTGGTTCAGAGCAAAAGACTATTATGGCAACCTTGAAGCCACCAGCAAAGGCACTTCAGCCTACATCTTTCACCCCGAATTAGAAAACGGAGAATTTTGGGATTTTGCCTACAAAGAAAGCTATGAAGAAGCTCGTGAAGCTCTTTTACTTAAACTAATAGACCTTTATAAAGCAGCAAAACAATGAAAGCAAACGATTTATACCATAAACATAGAGATTTAGCCGAAAAAATATATAAATCCTATGAAAAATACATTAGCTATTGTGCTAAAATGGACATTTTACTCAAAAATGAAATAATTAGTAATTATGATGAAGAGAAACTACATTTGTTTTATGTAGGTTATTCTGAAGGAGATGGTTTAGCTTTATATATTGACTTAGGAATTTCAGGTATAACCCCTTCTGTTTGTAATATTGATGCAATAATAGGCTTTTTCTTGAGTGTAGAAAGAAAATTAACAATTAGAGAGATAATAGAAGTATCATCATTTTAACACAAACACTATGAAAATCGCCCTTACTTTATCACGAGACCAAGCCGAAATACTTGCCCGCGTTACCTTTGTAGTGCAACCCCTATTTAACAATCGTGAGCAACGTGTACTTTACAGCATAATGCGCGAGGTAACCCTCAAAGCCACCCGCTTTTATATGGGGTTCACCACACAAAAGCAACGCAGGTTTTGGCTCAAACTCTACGAAGCCGATATGTTAGAAAAGTTCTTAGGATACATCCTTACAATGGAACATTACGGACAATACGAACGCCAAACCCTATTACAAATAACCTATGACATCAACGAACAATTAGCCTAATGGAAACAACCTATATTTTTAAAGCCAAAAACACACATATTGAGTACTTGTTTAAATATGATTTAGAAGGCAACCTAACTACTTTACAGAGTACAGGGGAGCCCCCAACTGCTGAACAATGGCATTGGCTTGTGCGCTACTTCCCCTATAATGAGGAGCGTATTAATATGTTAGCAAGCGACACAAACCTCCGAAAGTACTTCAGTATTGAGAAGACGCCCGCCTCAGTAACCTTTGAAGACTTTTGGAATGAGTACGGCAAGATAGGCACTAAGGCAGTAGCCAAACGCAAGTTTGAGAAGCTCAAACCCGAAGAGGTTATCAAAGCCTTTATAGGCATAGAGAAAGAGCGCACCAAAAAGAAACTTGATAACACCGCAATGCCCTACGCCGAGACCTACCTCAATCAAAAGCGATGGGAGGTGTGAGCCACACGGGCAACAATAAAAAACGAGCCAGTTAGCACTATTACATTTGCTAATTGGCTCGTTTGCTAATTTGTATATTTACTAATTATATCGTACTTTTGCACTTGTAAAACTCCTCTAATCACTTGCTACTATGAAAAAACAACGACACTTTACCGCCCGCTTTTACGCCCTCGTTCGTGAGGAATACGACAAACTCTCTCAACAACGTAAATTTACCCATAACTACATAGTAACTACGCTATCTGAGAAGTTTCTGCGTTCAGAGCGTACCATAGAAAATATCATCTTCAATAGGGTTTAATCTACCCCTACAAAGTACCTATTGTCCTCATCTTCCACCTGCAAGTGTACTTGCGTAGGTTCGTAATACTTCATTGCACTACTATCATTTAACTTGCATTCAAAAGTAACCTGGTACAAATTGCCTGCTGTACCCGTATCTACAGGCGCAAAAGCGATGCGGCGCATACTGCTATAGTTTCTGCCCGATGTGCCGTGAAAGTTGCCAAAAAGAGCGTCTAAGCTCTTGGTAAATTCCAACGCCCCCTCTTGGTTATAAGCCCCCTTGAAGGTATCTAAAAAGGTCTCATAATACAAGTAAAAATCAACTTGTAGGTCTACTATCTGTACCAGTTCGCCTATATCATTGATTTGTGCGGAGCGAAACCCAATAAATACAGCAGGTGTACCAAAGGGATGTTCTTCGGCTAAGAAGCCTACTTGGTTATGCCAAAGGTCTATCCATTGTATTTCGGGTAGCTTCTCACTGATACGCTCAGCGAGTTCTATATATAAGTCTTGCCAGTGTTCCATTATTCAAAAGTTAAATTTTCGTCTGCTTTATGTATTTCCTCTATGATGAGTTTTTCCAATTGTTTGTCCAAGGTATAGCTTTCTCCTATAAACTGCCTTTTAGGGATATGAATGGTAAGGGTTTCCTTTTCGGTCAGAGCCATCCATTTGTAGCGGCTATCCTGAGTCCTATAATACATTGCCCAAAAGTATTTGCGCATTTTCTCGGTTACTTTCACAGTTATAGTTCCTCCCTCATTGTGTATAGCCGCATAGCTTAGTTTTTCACCCACTGAAATTACTACCCTTTCAGGAGATTGTTCGGCTATACGTAGGCTATTTTTGAGCGTGAGCGACTGCTGTAGTGTTTTGTGAGGTAACGTATCCATACGCCTTACCCAAGGAATAAATGAGGCATCGGTGAAGCCCTGCTTTATGAATGATTGCATAAAGAAAGCCCGCGCCTTTTGAGCTACTTTTGGGGATATGTTTTTAAATATCTCCCTTGCCATAGCCTCAAAGTTAGGAGTTTGAAAGTTTGCCATAAATAGAATTTAAATTATTTTTATTTGCTATTTAAAAAAGTTTTTGTACTTTTGCGGTGTCTAATAAATGATTATTAGACCGCGATGCGGAGAAATCCAAGTCGCTCCCAATAGAGCCTTAGCAGTGATGTTAAGGCTCTATTGCTTTTAGACGGGTAGTTACTTTATCAAAATCAGTCATTAGCTCTTTTATTGTAAAAGAGATAGCCTTATTTCCATAGATAAAAAACACTTCTTTTAACCATTCTCTATTGTTATAGCTTAAAATTTTCCCTCATTTTTATTTGCTATTTAAAAAAGTTTTTGTACTTTTGCACCAGCCGAAAGGTTAGGTGGCGAAGAAATTCAACACCGACCCAGAAAAGCAGGACTTAGGTCTTGCTTTTCTGCATTTTCAAGACTTCTTTCTTGTACTCTTCATATCCCTTATCTACCAAATCAGTCTTTAGCATTATAGCATTATCTTTGTGAACTAAGAAAAAATATTCCAAGCGTTCTTTATAATAGTTAATTTTAGACCAACTTTGATTTATAATACCTTCTATATTCTCATCATTTAGCTCATACTTACTTACATCTATCACAATAAAAGTGTTTTTTTGCTCTTTTAACTGCCCTTTTTTACTTAGTTTATTATCAAAGGCATTACTAATACCCTTTTTAACGCTATTAGATTTAGGTTCTGCCCTATCGCCAATAATACCATTTATCTCATATTCGGGGTTCTTATGATTTTGTATTTCTAAATGCGGGCGTATATTCATACTTACGCCCAGGTTATCGGCAATAACAATAGCGCTTTTAAGGTTTTTAGCAAGGTCGCTTTCGTCTGCAAAGGGACTTACCTTTACCACTGCCCCATTTTTAGCCTCATAGACTTCTGTATAGGGTGCTTTTAATTTGCTTAGTTCAAAGGCTTTTTTGGTATCACTATCGGCATCTAAGGCGAGGGCAAAGTAAGGGTGCGGGGTGCCTTGGTTTGTACTATCCTCTTTGAACACTTGCCCGCTAATAGCTACATTGCCACGAAACTCTTTAGGGAAGTCTTTCTCACTAAGAGTACCAGGGGTAATGCGTTCCTGTGAAGCAGGTTCGGCTGTCTGTACTACATAGCAACGGCAACGCCAGCCATTGGGTGGGTAACATACCTTCCAAAAGTTGCTGTCAATAGGAGCTATAAAGCCGTCCAAAAGTTGGTGGCTTTCCCTTACTTTGTTGTCCTTTACAGTCATATACTTTAGGTTCGGGTAAATATCTTTCATACTGATATACTCCTGCCAATTAGCAGCGTGGTAGCCCGCTTGTTTGGCTGTTTGCCACTCGGCTTGAAGGTAATTCTTGTTGTACTTAGGGTTTAGCTTCTGTACCTCTTGTAGGAACGTTTGCCAATTTTTGCCTTTATCCGAACGTAAAATTTCATTTATCTGCTGTAGGAGTACATAGTTTTTTGCCCCGCTAAACTTATAGAGATTGCGCTGCATTTGTAGCACTTCGGGCGATATAGCTCCCGTTTGCTTATGTACCTTAAAGTTATCTTTGCCAAAGCCCTCCCACATAGCCCCGTTTAGTTCTTTGTAGTTTTCTAAAATATACTCATCGGATAGTTCTCCTTTTTTGAGAGTGCCGTTGTATCTATCTTTGGCAATTTGCTCCATTACCTTTAGCCAACCTGTAAGGTCCAAGGAGTGGGTGTCGTGCGCACATTCGCAGTGGCTATGCGTATAAAGTTCCTCTGTACGCAAAAGAGCTCGGCGCAGTTGCCAACGCTCATTTAGGGCGTTATCGTATAGGCTTTTTTTTTTGAGCCTTCCACGAGTGGGAGGTTAGTGGTTTGTTTTTTTATACCTACTATTTTGAGCCCCGTAATGGTTTCTACTTGTTCGGGGTCAAAGTCGTAATAAGCACCTAATGTTTCTACCATTTTACAGAACTTCTCGGCAGTAAGAGGCTCTTCGTCGTCCCACTCAAAGCGCAAGTCTTTTAAAGGCGCATAGGCAGGTGAGAGTTTTACCAACAGTGGTATGAGCTTCTTATTGATGATATGCTTTACAAGCAGTTTGTCGCTTTGAAAACGATAGGAAGCCAGTTCAAACTGCACCTCTACCGAGCCTACAAATCCTTTCTCATCGGTGAGACCTGTACCCCCTAAAAAGCGTTTAGAGATTTCGTTATCGGCACGCTTTATCAGAGTATCAAAAACTCCCTCACTATTGTTTAAAGAAATGCTTGGTACTTCAAACTTTTCATTGCCACGTCCTACCATAAAGGCATTGCGTTTGAAGTTTGTCGCCATTTCAAAGAGTTCGTTAAGGCGTGTATCGTCTTCTCTTTCTGTAGTGATAAACAGAGGAGGCACGCCGTACTTTTCAATAAAGTCCAACCACGAGCCTAAGCCAAGTTTTTTAGCTAAGATAATAGGAGCTGCCAAAGCATATTGTCCTAAATCGTTGTAGTCCTTGCCCACTTGGATATAGAAGTTAGCAAGGTTACCTTCTTTGTAGGGGGTGCCTGTAGTGTCGCCTGCTTCCTTGAGTACAATACCTTTGAGGGGGTTAAAGTAGGCTTGCCCAATCTCAGTCACTTCGGTAAGTTCGCCGTTCTCATCGGTATTAAACAGCTCAATAAGGGTAGTACCTTGAAACTTACTCATCAGTACAAGCTTTATAAATTCCTGAAACCACATCGTTTCCAAAAGTTCCTTAGCCTCCTCGTTCCGTTCTTTCTTAGTGTTCACCAAGCGAAAAGGTGACTGTTGTGTTTTGGCGATACGGCTTTCAATGACTGAGCCCAGATGGTTGTCCTGCTCTAAGTTGTCGTATAGTTGACGTAGCTTTAGCTTTTCGGGGTTGTCGGGGTTGGTAGCGAGCATTACTCCCATTTTCCAATCGTTAAGGGTTTCCACCCGCAACATTTTGGCTTGGTAGCTTATGTATTGCGAAGCGGCAGTATTGGTGCGTCCTGCTAATGCCATTTTGAGCATAGCAAAGGGGGCACTGGCTACAAAGTAGGCTTGTACACGGTTATAGGCTTTTTGTAAGATATTCATTGGTTATTAGATATAAAAGTCTTTGTTTGTTAGATTGCCATAGAGGAAGCGAGCCGAGCTTCCCTTTTGCTCATTGGTAGGAGGCTTAGGCAAGTCCTCCAATATATAAATACCCTTAGATAATTTGTCTAAGAGTGCTTCAGCCCATTCCTTTTGTTTTTCGGTATTACTATTAGGGTTATACTTGCGGTAGGCGTTACGTGAGAAAACATCGTGCAAAACCAAGAAGGTAAGCATACGCCCTAATAAGTCGTTATAGATAGGAGCATTAGGGTTAAATATTTTCTCTACATCGTAAAAGCGTTTTAAAAGCGTTTTAAAAATAGCGATATGCTCGGCTTCGCTATCAGTGAGGGCTTGTTCAAAGTACTTGCTACTCTCATCAATTGCCCGCTCAAAGGCTTTGGAAATAAGGTTTTCTTTTCTTATATAATACATAATCATTAGTTATTAATTGCCTGTGCGGCTTACACTGCTTGCAAGTGCTACTTGCTACCAGCGATTAAAGGTTTTCATTTTGCCCATTAGTACTTTAAAGCTATTGTTAGGCATATAGGCTTCCAGGTCGGTAGTACATATTTGGTGGGCATCAGGCCAGTCATCGTGGGTTTTGTATTGGGGTTCTATACTTTTGAGTTGCCCTGTACCTGTTTGCATATCTACCGAGCCTTTAAGGGCTTCATTGTAGAAGACACGCCCATTCTGATAGTAAGGCTGCATACTCATCATACGGTCTGTCTTACGAGTCCTATCCAAGGTGCGCTTGGTAAGGTTGAGGGTAATGCCTGTTTCCTTTTCCACCTCTCGTATGGTGCGCTGTACCTCATCGTTCCAAAACTGGGCTTCGTACTGCCAGTGTACCACTACCCCTGCAGGTAGATGTTTTTGAAACTGACACATCCATTCTACAGCTGCCCGCATTTTCGTCTGCCTACAAAAGGTATCAATCACATAGAACTTACGTTCTTTAATACCCTCTACCACTACGGCATTGTAGTCACTGGTGGCATTGCCCGCGTAGGCAATATCCCAATGCCCGATGATGTACTCCATAGTACGAAGTTGGGGGAGTTTTACCCATTGGAATTGCTCCTCTTTAAAAATCACCCCCTCAATGTAGGGACTATTGTTATACTCGGCATTAGCAGCTAATTCACCTATGCCGTCTGCACCATACACCAACTCATAGAAGTAGGTATCATCATATTTACCCACCCACGTAGGGGCGTAGGTTACAGGGTCATAAGCGTTTACTTGGTGTACCTTCCACTTAGGGTGCTTGTCCTGTAGTATTGTTTGTATCATTACGGGGGCAAAGCGGTTATTTGCCTGTACAAAGCGGCGATATTTGCCGTCCATAGTAGGAATAAGAGCCGTATCTATCCACTTTACTACTTCCTCTTGTCGGCGTGGGTTCTTGTTAATCTCCTTATCCTCCAAGTCGTCAGCTACGATAAAGGTAGGGCGTTTGTTTTTCACACGAAGCCCACGTGTATTTTGTCCCATACCAAGAGCCTGCCCTATAAAGCCACCCTTGGTAATAAAAAAGCCGTCTTCCCAAGTACCCAGCTGTTTTTGCTCACCAAAGTCGGCAAGGATACGCGGGTTTGCTTCAAACTCTACTTTGATATCCTCCAACAGCTGCTCGGCACGCTCATAACTATTACCAATAATCACCAAGTACATAGGTTCGCCTTGCAACCACAGCCAAAAGGGCAGAAAAATATCATTCCATACCGATTTGGCAAGCGCACGCCCCCATTGACAAAAGCCCTTAAAAGTAGGGTTCTTTTGTACCATTTTAGCCCACTCTATCTGGAAGTTGGCACAAGGAGCATCGGCATAGTGAGGGAAGTAGCGTTCCACCATTAGGCGCGGGTTCTTACGGCACGCCTCTATATTTGCCTTACGCTCTTCTGCGGTTTCATTGGCGAAACGTGCCCCCGCACTCTTGGCAAAGGCTATCTTTTGTAAATACCGCTCTTTGGCTATTTTGTCTTCTACTTTCATTGCTTAAAACTTTTTATCGGCTACCTCGTGTAGGTGTTCCTCTTGGAAATCTAAAGTAAGTATATAGAGCTTCTCATCTTTGAGGCGCAAGGCTTCAAAAATACTCTCCATTACTTCTATATACATCGAAAGGGTTATTTTAGTACCCTTGATAAGGTTTTCAATACGCTTGTTCCACTTAGCGATAGCATCGTCAATTGAGGCACATTCCTTGCGCAGCTCCAATAGTTCTTTCTGTAGAGAACTCTCCTCTTCTTTATCGGCATACTTTATCTCGGCTTCTTTCTCCTTTATCTGCTCAATCACCTGCAAACGGCGGTCAGTAAGCGAGTCTACTACCAGCTGGGTACGCTCAATGCGTTCCTTGCCCGAATTAGCTTTAGCATCGCGTATTTTGCGCCATTCTCCCTCAGTAGCCCAGCGGTCTACGGTACGCTTATTCACACTAAGCTGACCGGCAATCTCTTCAGCCGATTTGCCTTGCTCAATGAATAAGATACGCGCCGATTTTTTCTCTATCTCTTTTGCCATACTTCTACTTTTTATCAGTGCAAAGTTCTACAAAGCCCCTAACGTATAAAAATTGCCGTCCCAAAATGGGTCTAATTTACTGCCTATTTTAGGTCGGATTTACTGCCTATTTTGGGACACCAATTTGCAAGCTTGCCCCCTTCTTTGGAATTTTGCACCAACAAACAGTAACCCAAAAGGCTCAAGCCTATGAAAAACAAACCGTCAAATATTATTGCAAAAATCAACGCCCAAGCAGGAGTGTTAGAACTCAGTATTACAGGGGTGATATACTATGGCTGGACGGCTTCCGACTTCAGTTATGAGGTAGATAGAGCCCTTAAACAAGGTATCACTACTGCTACTGTATATCTCAACACACAAGGCGGTTCAGTATATGAAGCTACTGAAATCGTCAATCAGCTCAAGCGAATGAGTAGCGTAATCGTTACCGCAGGTGCCTTGGTAGCTTCAGCAGGAACTTATATAATGGCACATTTTCCTGCCAAAGCCTATAAGAGCTCACAATTTATGATACACAAACCCCTCACCGACTTCTATGGCAATATCGACCAGCTCAAAGCAGAAGAAAAACACCTTGAAAACCTTACCCAGCATTACAAAGAAGTCTATGCCACACGCTTTAACAAAACCACTGAAGAGATAGACCAACTGTGGCAACAAGATTATTGGCTTAACGCTACCGAAGCTAAAGAATTAGGGCTCATCACCGAGATTACAGATGGCGACCCCGAAATCACTACCGAAACCATAGCAATGATGCAAGCCTGTGGCTGTAAACACCTGCCACAACCCAATGTAGTAACAAACCCTAAAATTATAACACCAATGGATAAAAACGAGCTTATTTCCGCACTCGGTATGGCAGCCAATGCCACCGATGAGCAAATTAAAGAACGTATTGCTGCCCTCAAACAACACGAGGCGCAAACCCAAGCCCAAGCCAGCGCACGCGCCGAAAAGTTAGTAAATAAAGCTATACTTGACAAAAAAATAGCAGCCGACAAAAAAGACTTATATCTAAGCCTTGCCAATGCCGACTACGACAAAACAGCTGCTTTGTTAGACGATATAGAAGCCCCCAAACCCGCTTCACAGTCTATCCAACACACTGCCCAAAATGCTACCGACAAAAGCAATTGGTCATTGAACGACTATCTCACCAAGGATCCACAAGCCTTAGAAGAACTAATGGCTTCTGACCCTAAAAAAGTGAGAGAGCTCAACGCAATCTATCAACAACAAAAAAACAAATAGAAAATGCCAATAAGAAGCGAAAACCTACCCCTAAAAAATGAGCTTGCTGTAACAGAGCTCATTACCCAATTCAGGCACGAGAACGAATGGCTCGGTGCTGTAAAATCAAAACCCGAATGGTTAAACAACGATGTTATTAAAATACCTGTACGAGGACTTGCCCCAAAGGTGCTTATTAATAACACTGTCTACCCCATTGCCTCCCAGCAACGTGAAGACGGCAAGGTGATAATATCGCTCAACAAGTATGAAACCGAAAACACAGAGGTTACTACTGATGAGCTTTACGCATTACCTTATGAGAAGGTAAGCGATGTACAAGTACAACACCGAGAAACCCTCGAAGATAGAACTGCCGAACACGCCTTAGTATCTATCGCTCCTCAAAAAAATACCAGCAAAACCCCCGTAATTGTAACTACAGGAGAAGACGATGGTACAGGACGCAAGCGACTTATCGCTAAGGACTTGATTAGGCTTAAAAAGCTATTAGACAAACTCAAAGTGCCTAAAAAAGGGCGTGTGTTAGTGCTTTGCTCAGACCACGTTGCCGACTTGCTCATTGAGGACTTAGCTTTCAAAACTCGCTATCAAGACGCTAATAGCGGCAAAATAGCCGACAATTACTACGGCTTTGAAATCTACGAGAGTACTTATGCCCCTACTTACCACAACGGCGAAAAAGAAGCCTTTGGAGCAGTACCTCAAGGGAAAGAAGCCTCTATCGTGTTCCACAAGAGCTACACCGTCAAAGCAGTAGGGAGTGCCGAACGCTACGCCCGTGAGAAAAACAGCAACCCCGAAGGTCGCAAGCATACCATAGGCTTTGAAATGCACTTCGTATGTGTAGCTATCAAAGACGAAGGTACCGCTGCTATCATCAGCGGTAGCTAATAGACGGGGGTGCGCCCGTAAGCCCACCCCTTATTTTTAAAAACCTTTTAAACTCAATTTAAACAATGGAAAATCCAAAAACATACATACAACTATTAGCTATCGCTGTAGAAGTAATGCAAGCCAATGACCTCGAGGAAGTATTTGCCACCGAAGACGGACAAGTCTTCTACGAAAAAAATCGCGCACAGCTCCACGCCAACAACATTGAAAGCAAAGTATACCACTTTGATAATAACAAAGCAAAGTTTGCGCAAGCTAAAGAGCAGCAACAACGCTTTAAAAAAGGTAAAGGAGCTAAGGCTGAAACTACCGAAGTAAGGGATAACTCTGATGTAGGTGAAGCTACCCCACAAGAGGAGGAAGGAGAGGAACCCTCTGAAGACACAACGCTAAAAACTGAAGAATAACAATGGGACAACTCAAAGGATTTACATTTAAAAAAGCTGAAGGAGGCTTGGGGCGTACTGCTTCTACTAAAGACAATTTGTTTTTAATAGTAGCCGCAATGGCTGTGGCAGGTACACAACTCACACACGGAGAGACTAAATCTTTTATTCAGCTAAAGGATGCAGAAGCGGTAGGTATTACTGAAAGTTTGGATGCCAATCAAAAGGCATTAACTCACTATCACCTATCTGAAGTCTTCCGCTTAGCCCCCGAAAGCCATATCATTTTCCTACCAGTAGCAGTAGGTAAAATGCAAGATAGTACAGCACAGATAGTAAAAGCTATCCGTGCCAACAAGCAGGTAAAAGGGGTAGGACTCTTTGGCTTTACCAATGACCTTTCCTCTATTGCCAGCGATGTAGAAGAGTTACAAACCCAAATCGTAGAAGCAGTAAAACCTGATGGTATATTGATAGACTTTGTGCTTGTAGAGGGCAAAGGAAAAGATGGTTTAGCGGTGAATAACTTTGCTGACCTGAAAGAAAAAAACGCTCCACAAGTATCGGTAGTGATTGCACAAGATAGGGGAATTGCCTCTATAGATGAGGCTTACAAGTACCACGCCAGTGTAGGTAGTGCTTTGGGTATGTTATCGGTGCGCAACGTGAGTGAAAATTTAGGTTCTGTAGACATTGAAAACAAACCTGAAAATGCCAAAGGAGGCAATACTTATCCTCTTACTGATGAGGGTAAAAAACGCTATATCAGCGGGGGTATATCTACTGGGCAAAGTGCGGAGGAACTTAGCAATGAGCAGCTGAAACTACTCAATGATAAAGGGTACATTTTGGCAGGACAATATGCCGATATGGCAGGCTTTTTCCTTTCAAACTCTCCCACCTGTGTGAGCAAATCATCCGACTATACCTATATTGAAAACAATAGGGTGTGGAACAAAGCGGCACGCTTAGTAAGACAAGCTCTCTCACCACGTATCAAAAGTAAGCTGCCTAAAAACCCACAAACGGGCTACCTCAAAGATAGTATTGTTACCTCCTTACAAGAATTAGCAGGAAAAGCTATCGAAAGACAAATGGTAGTAACGGGCGAAATTAGTGGTTATGCGGTGAGTATTGACGCCAAGCAAACCGTAACAGAGGAAATGCCTTTAAAGGTAAAAATACGCCTGGTACCTGATGATATACTACACGCTATTGAGGGTGAAATTGGTTTAACCTCTAATCTATAATACTATGGCAAAAAATACAAATGTTATCAATCACTTTGGCAAACTACAGGGTTGGAACTGTGTAACCCTCAACCTTTTGGGGCGCGATGTGGTAGGTATTATCGAAATTAACTATTCGGATAGTACCAAAAAATCAAATATTATGGGTGCAGGAGGCTTCCCCATAGGACGCACAGAGGAGAACTACGAGGCAAAGGCTTCTATTACCATTCTCAAAGAAGAGGTGGATGGTATGCACCGCTCGCTTCCCAAAGGTACTCGCCTGCAGGATATTGAGCCTTTCGACATTCCTGTTATCTATGAAGCCCCCAGCGGGCTTATCATTAAAGATGTGATACGCAATGCTGAGTTCTTAGGAACTGAAATGGCTATCAAGCAGGGAGACGGCTCTATAGCTATTAAGTTCGACCTTATTGTAAGTCATATTGACTGGAATATTTAAAAACCTTTTAAAAGCTGTTTAAAATGAAAAAATACACTGAAGCTGATATTGAAAATTACAAAGCTAAATACCCTAATGTGGTAAGAGAGATAGCTGTGTATCCATCGGGTACTACCTTTACTAAGGAGGGGGAAGCCAGTGAGGAACCCGCTTACTTTTTGGTAAAGAAACCTAACAAGCACTTACTTTCTTTAGTAACCTCTAAAGAGTACCAAGAGAACCCCGACAAAGCTAATGAAGCATTGGTAAAGAATTGTGTATTGGAGGGTGATATGGAGTGGCTGGAAGGTGATGCCTCTATCTATATGGGGCTTATCACCGAACTTAGTAGCTTATTAAAAAGTTCAAAGGTAGCCTTAAAAAAAGTGTAGAGTCGTCGCTGCTATCCTTAGAAGCGTACGACTTTATGGAGGGCATAGATGCATTACTCCGTGCCAATGGGCAGCAGCCCGAAACAATGAATGATACCCAGTGGCAAGAGCATTTTAAAGCCCTTGATTTTAGTATGAAATGCCAAGAACAACTCCTATACCGAGCCGTAAAGCGCGCCTTGGTAGAAGTACTGAACGAAATTAGCAAACAATCTAACCCCTAATACTCCGCAACCGTGAATCACACTACAACGTGGACTTTTGAAGCCAAAGATAATGTATCACAACCTTTGCACACTGCACAAGATAATGTCAGGCGTGCAGCTGAGGGTATGCGAAATACTTGGAGAAATCTGGTAAGTAGTATGAAAGAAGGGTGGGATAAGTTAGCTACCAGTATGCGCCCTATCGATTGGCAAGCGGCTTCACAAGGATTTTTGAATATCACTCAAAAGTTTTCAGAGGCTGCACAAGTAGGAGCCGATTATGAAAAGTCATTACTGGATGTAGCCGCTATTACAGGTATTACGGGAGACGATTTGGATAAGCTTGGGGGAAAGGCTCGTAACCTTGCCAAAGAGTTCGGGGGTACGGCTACTGATAACCTCGCTACCTTTCAAACTATCCTCTCACGCTTAGGCCCTCAGATAGGAGAAAGCGATGAGGCACTTGCCAAAATGGGTAGCTATGCCAATACACTTGCCAAAACTATGGGAGGCGATGTGGTAGGAGCTACCGATGCGCTTACTACCTCAATGCTTCAGTTCAAAGTGAATTTAGATGACCCTATAGCAGCAGCTGGCGAAATGGAGCGAATGATGAATGTAATGGCAGCAGGAGCCAAAGAGGGTGCTGCCGAAGTACCCCAAATAGCCCAAGCCCTCGTACAAGCAGGGGGAGCCGCTAAACTATCTAACGTGAGCTTTGAGGAAACCAACGCTGCACTGCAAGCCCTCGCCCAGTCGGGGAAATATGGAGCCGAAGCAGGGGTAGGACTTAGGAATGTATTGATTAAAATGAATGCGCCCTCTGCCCTCTCTAAAGAGGCTACTAATATGTTGGCAGCTTATGGGGTGAATATGCAAAAAGTGTCGGACACTACGGTACCTTTTGCCGAGCGTCTCAAAGAGTTGCAGAAGATAGGACAGAATACCGATGCTTTGGCTGCTGTCTTTGGAGCTGAAAACATACAAGCAGCGCAAGGGCTTATCAATACTGCCGATGCACAAGCTGAACTTACCCAGCAAATCAGCGGTACTAATGTAGCTACCCAGCAGGCTTCTATCGTAATGAGTGGTTGGAGTGAGTGGCTGGGGCGTTGCAAGGCGTGGTTAGACGACTTGAAAATAGGTTCGTTCTCTTTTACCAAAGTGCTTGGTGTAGTAGGCGACAGCTTAGGAGGCGTAGTGAGTGTACTGGGCGATATGGGGTCTGCTTATTCAGGACTTGCACCTGTACTCAAAGGTGTAGGGGCTTGGCTTAGACAGACAGTTGTAGCCCAAAAACTAATGGTAGTATGGACAAAAGTTGCCACCGCTGTACAATGGCTTTGGAACGCGGCTCTATCGGCTAATCCTATCGGTATTGTGATTGTAGCTATTGGTGCTTTGGTGGCTGCAATTGTGTGGCTGGCAAACAAAGTTAGCGGTTGGGGCGAAGCGTGGAAACACACGTGGGAGGGCGCAAAACTTCTCTTTCAAGGCTTTATTGCTTATATAGAAATGGACTGGACAACTCTTATCAATGGGCTGATGATAGGGCTTAATAAGATAAAAGAAGGTTGGTACTCCTTTAAAAATGCGGTAGGCTTAGGCGATGAGGCAGAGAACAACAAAATGCTCTCCCAAATTAATGAAGATACCGAAAAACGCAAACAAGCGATTGCCGATAGTGCTAAGAAAGTATATGAAACAGGCATAGCTGCCAAAGAGGAATTTATTAAAGCAGGGCAATCGCTCACGTGGAATAAAGAGGAGAAAAAAGAAGTTACTGAAGCCCCTAAAGCAGGCAATCTTTCTGCCAGTTCGGCTATTGGAGGAGGTAAAAACCCCAACCCTATCACCCCTACAAAAGGCAGCAAAGAAGGAGGTAAGGACGGCACAATGAGTGTAGGAGGTAGTGGTGGAGGTAATAAGAATATTACTGTGAACATCACAATGAATTGTACCTTCCCTATTGACAAAACCATTGGAAGCAAAGAAAATGCCGCTAATGGAGTGATTAGCAAAATCAATGACCGTATGCGTGATGCCTTAGTAACCTTATAAGAATGATGGATATACTTGTAACTGAAAATAACGACTTAGAAATCATAGCAGGGGACTTTAGTACTGGCGATAGTTTGTTGCAAGAGGTAGGCTTTATCCTCCAAAGTCAGCAGGGCAATTGGAAGTCCGATCCACTTGTGGGAGCGAATATGGTAGAGCTGATAAAAGGAAAGCAAAATCGTACAGCTGTAGAGAAGCGCATTAAAATACAGTTAGAGAGAGACGGCAAAGACTATGATGCTATAAAGAAACTATTAAAGCTAAATGTAGACAATGGATAACCGCTATAACATATCACAACTCTTTAAGTTGGCTTTTGGGGTGAACCTGCCCGTGTACCTCACCGTACCTATAGGCAAAGAGCCTGCCCGCACAGCTGAGTATGGCAGTATCCGCACGGTGGAAAGGGAGGAGGCTATGCGACTATCCAAACTCGGTACGCCCATTGTTTTTCCTGTGAAGTTTACCGCGGGTAGTTACAAGTACTACGACTATCAAAGTAAGATAGTAGAGAAGCAGCTACACGACTTTTGGTTGCCTCCTGCTACTATGGTAGATTTTTCGAGAGTAAAGAATATCAGTCGGACAGATGTAATAGGAGGCAATGGCACTGTAAAGGAAATCTATGGCTTTGATGATTGGCAGATACGTATTCGCACCGTATGCCACAACGATGAGCTAAGCGCACGAGAGTACGAAAAACGCCTTATAGAATGGTCGGAGGTGATACAATCTATCTCGGTAGAAGGCGACCTTTTTGGTTGGAAAAACATTCACAACCTCGTGATTGAAAGTATTGATATACGTAGCTTGGAGGGTACTCCTAACATTATCCCCATAGAGCTTAATTGCATTAGTGACGAACCTTTTGAACTTATTTATCGCCTATGACCTTAGCTATTGAAGTAGCCGTTACCTTTTACCCTAAGCAGGGCACCCCTTTTAAGGTGCAAAAAGTTTCAGCCATTGAGATTGAAAGCTCGTGGAAGATGCTCACCGATACAGCAAGCGTGGTGTTGCCTCGCAATGTAGGTGATTTTGATAAGCAAAAAGTACGAGAACTCTTTGCCGTAGGCGACAAAGTAGTGATACAAATGGGCTACAATGGTGAGCTCTTGCAGGAGTTCGAGGGCTTCATTACACAAGTATCGGCAGACTTTCCTATTACCATTAGCCTTAGCGATGCAATGTGGAAGCTACGCCAGTTGCCCGTCAATTACGTGTCGGCAAAGGCAAACCTAAAAGCATTCCTCACCGAAGTAGTGAAAGACTACCCTTTAGAAGTAGAAGATATAAGCCTTGGTGGCGTACGCTTTAGCAATACCACACTGGGTGCGGTGTTGGACAAACTCCAAAAAGACTGGTCAATATACAGCTTTATCCGCGCAGGTAAACTCACTATCGCCAAGCCTTATTCGGATGTAAAAGCAGGCAAGGAAATAAAGCATTTCGACTTAGAACGCAATTGCACCGAGAATAACCTTAAGTACCTAAGCAAAGAAGAGCGCACCATAAAGATTATAGGCACCTCGTCCTTTGGCAAAGGTAAACGCCTACAATATGAGTTTGGCGATGAGAACCCTAAAACAACTTTAAAAATGACTTGGCATGTAAGTAGCCAAGCCGAACTTGAGAAGGAAGTAAAACGCCTATACGAGTTGCACAAGCGCGAGGGTTTTGAGGGAAGCTTTACCACTTATGGCACCCCCTCCGTACAGCACGGCGAGAAGATACGCCTAAGCTCTACCCTATACCCCGATAGACACGGTCAGTACTATGTAGATAGAGTAAAGAAGAGAATTAGCAACGCTCAATATAGGCAGGAAATAGAAATTAGTGGTAGTACATTATAGTTATGAACGAGATAGACGAGTTTGACATATTGCTTTCTGAAAAGATAAAGAAAGCTATCCCCCAAGTGCTACAATGGGCAACAGTAACTTCTGTAGATTGGCAGGAAAAAACCTGTGAAGCTACTGATTTAGATACGAAGCTACCATTTTTAAACATAGCACTCGGTATAGGGGGAATGTATATCAAACCAAAAGTAGGAAGTCTTATCCTTGTGGGTATGGTAGAAAATAATGAAAGTCAGCCCTTTTTGCTCAATGCTCAAGAGGTAGAAGCCTACGAACTGAAAGCGGATAAGTTTACACTACACAGCGAAGCTGTAGATTTTAAAACCCTTTTAAACACCCTTTTAACAGAACTTAAAAACGCAATCATACAAACCCCTGCAGGTGCTGGCAACTTTGCCCCGCAGAATGTAACGAAGTTTGAAGAGATTAACAATAAAATAAATCAGTTATGGGTTTAAACAAAGAACAACTCAAACAAGGCATTATCGCCCTGCAACAAGATATGCTTACCAAAACCAATAGCAGTACAGAAGAGTACGCAGAACGCTTAGCAAGCCTTATTGACGCCTTTGTACGTAGTGGTGAGGTAACAGTAGCCGCAGGCATAACCGTAAGCACGGCAGGAACGGCAGCCGCTCAGAGCGGAGCAACAACAAGCGTAGGAAAAGGAACGATAACTTAAAAACACATATCACAATGGAATGGATAACAGAAGTACTTAAAGAGCATTTTGGTTCGTTTATCGGTATGGTATTATCGGGCTTAGCGGGTTGGTTCTTTGGTCGCCCCAAGCAGCAGATGGAACTACAAACCTCCGAACTTGACAATGTAGACAAGGCTGTGAAGATATACCGAGAGATGATAGAAGACTTAGGCACCAAGTACGCCAATGCTATTGAGGAACTCAAACACGCTAACCAACGGATTAAGGACTTAGAAGCCTCAGTAGAGGAACTTCTCACTGAATTAAAGAAGTACAAGCAGTTAAATGGTAAAGCAAAATGACAATCACCGCCCTACATAATCAAAGTCTATTAGACATTGCCCTGCAACATACAGGCACAATTGAAAGCGTCTTTGAGTTTGCCGAAGCCAACGCTATTAACATCACTGATGATGTGCAAGCGGGCAAAACCTTAGTACTGCCTGCTGAAGCATTTAGCAATAAAGATATACTAAACTACTACATCGCAAAGAACTTACAGCCCGCAACTGCCTTTTCTAAGGAAGATGAACAAGTTGCTAAACGCCTTGAGGGTATTAGTATATGGGCAATAAACCTTGATTTTATAGTAAGTAAAGAATAAAAACCTTATGAATAACCTACAATTATACAACGCCGATAACTTAGAGGTAATGGCTACCCTCGCCAATGAGAGTATCGATGTAATATGCATCGACCCTCCTTATTTATACCTTAAAAACCAAAAGCTGGAACGCCCTTTTGATGAACACAAGTTTTTTGCCGAATGCAAGCGACTACTTACCAAAAAAGGCTTTATCGTGATGTTTGGGCGAGGTACTTCCTTTTACCGTTGGAATACCATATTAGACGGCTTGGGCTTTGTGTTTAAGGAGGAGATTATTTGGAACAAAGGATTTTCTACAGCACCGACTTTACCAATACAACGCTTCCACGAGACAATCTCTATATATACAAAAGAGAAAGGGAGTATAAATACAGATGTTAAAGTTCCTTACTTAGAAGTAAAACAGCATAATATAGACACTTTGGTTGGAGATATTAACCGAATTAAGTCGGCATTAAATAATACTAAGGAATTAGATTTTATGAAAGAATACTTGAAAACGGGGCATATTAATATAAGCAAAAAAAGAAATGACAAAACCAGTGGATGTACTATTTCTAAAAACTCAATCGGCATTTTTTCTATACCTACAATGTGTTTGAAAGCAATAAAGGAAGGAATGCGAGAAAGCTCTATTATCAAAGTATATTACGAAAGGTTTAACCGACTTCACCCCACTCAAAAACCCGTCCGCCTTTTAGAGCGTCTTTTAGCACTGGTTATCCCCAAAGACAAACCCCGCAATGAGATAGTAGTAGCCGACTTCTTTGCAGGGAGTATGAGCTGTATGGAAGCCGTTCATAATATGGGTATGCGTGGTATTGCTACCGAGATAGACGAAGAGTATTTTGAGAAAGGCAAACAGCGCATTGAGAGTCTGCAACCCCTAATTATCAATCATTAACCTATGGCACGAAGCATTCAAGAGATACAAAACCTTATCCTGCAAGCCAAAGCACAAGAGCCTGCATTGGAAAGCCTCAATAGCACCTCCAAAGTAGCTATATGGCGCTTGTGGGTCTATATTATAGCAGTGGCAATATGGGGCTTAGAGAAGCTATTCGACCAGCATAGATCGGATATTGACAAACGCCTTGCTGAGCTTAAACCCCACACCGCACGTTGGTATCGCAGTAAAGCCCTTGCCTTTCAATATGGCTTTGACCTATTGCCCGACAGCGACAAGTTTAATAACCAAGGACATACGGAGGAAGCCATAGAGGCAAGTAAGATAGTGAAGTACTCGGCGGTAATAGAAAGTAAAAACGAAGGTCGTTTGATAGTCAAAATAGCAGGCGAACAGGGCGACACACTCCAACCAATCACCGATGCCCAAAAGCAATCATTTGAAGCCTACTTGCAAGAGATAAAAGACGCGGGCGTACGCCTATCAGTGGTGAACTACCAACCCGATATACTTCACTTGCAAATGAAGATAGTATATGACCCTTTGGTGCTTGATAGTAACGGACAAAGTATCATTCACGCTACACACCCAGTAGAAACGGCTATTAAAGACTATTTAAAACGCCTTCCCTTTAACGGCGAGCTCGTATTAGCGCACCTTATTGACGCGCTACAGCAAGCAGAGGGGGTTAAAATACCTCACTTAGTGTTAGCACAAAGTAAAAACATCACCAGTAGTGGCGAGTATGGTGCATTTGAAACGATAGAGATAAGCAAAATACCCACCGCAGGCTACTTTACCATTGATAACTTTAACGACATCTCTTATGTCAGCAATGTATAACCTAAACATCGACAAACTACTTGTACTGCTTACCCCCACCTTTTTGCGAAAGCCGAAGCTCATAGCGTGGTTGCGTATGTTGGCAACGCCCTTTCACAAACTGCTGTACGACTTTCAGCGAGCTCGCCAAGCCGACTTGTACAACTTGGCACACAACAGCCAAGTATGCTATTTGCGCAAGGCTCTTAATGATGAGTTTGATGACGAACAACGGCGTATCCGTATCGAGGACGGAAAGCAAAAACAAAGGTTGTATATCTATCCCCGCAGCGCGAATAAGCCCCTATATTTAGGCAAAATCTTCCTCTATCAACGAGGCGACTATATCGACGGCGGAGTAGATTTTATAGTAGTCCTTCCCAAGGACTTAACATACGACAAATATAAACTTGAAGCCCTCGTGAACTTCTACAAGCTCGCGGGCAAACGATGGGAGATAAATCATAACTAAAACCGTTACCCCGTGCGGATTGCCCCTCCCTTTCGGGGAGGGGAACGGGGAGAGGACTATGAATACAATAAATACAGAACACAACGCAGGCTATCCCTTTGATGTGGCGTTCCTTGCCTTTATGCAGAACAGCTACCGCCTCTTCAATAGCTTAGGAAGTATGGCAGGCAATAAGGCAATTATCTCAGGTTGCGAGGAGGTAGGCAACACCATCACCCCTGGCACTGTCTTTATCAACGGAGAACTTTTCCCCTTTGAAGGAGGTGCGAAAGGAGATACCGTTATCATCAAAGAGGAAACTAACGAAGTAACCTTTGAGGACGGCTTCCTCCGTCCCTTAGAAAACATCCGCACAGCCGCTTTTGGTCGCTCAACCCCCGAAAAGACTTACAATTGGGAAGACTTTCAACGCGTTACTAACCTACAAGATTTAGGAAAAAATAAAGCTGAAAATAAAGCGTTGAAAGAGTTAAAAGACGAAGTCGAAAAACTCAAAAAACAAAAGCAAGCCGTGCCTATTGGACTCATCGCCTTATGGGGTAAACCAGCGAATGAAATACCCGAAGGCTGGAGAGAATACGTGAACCTGCGAGGTAAAATGCCCATAGGTCTTGACCCTGACTACGTTAAGAAATCCGAAGATGTTCAAGACTATGGTCTTAATCAGATCCTTAAACAAGGAGGCGAACGTTCTCACAAACTCACTATTGAGGAAATGCCTGCTCACAATCACCAACAAGGTAGTGAGAGTCTCTACAATCGTTATGGAGGAGGAGGGCTTTTAGGAGGGCGTAATTGGAATAGTGGTACATATGATGCTTATTATAATCAAAATACCTCCTCAGTTGGTGGCGACCAGCCCCATAACAATATGCCACCTTACCGCGTGGTGCAATTCATAGAGTACATCGGCTTTAACTAATAAGTAATAACTTAATATTTTTAGTAATATGACACCAAAAAAGACATTAAAAAAGTGGTTTTCTAACTTAATGAAACCCGCGCAAGAACATTTCGCTGCTTGGATTGACAGTTTTTGGCATAAAAGCGAACAAATTCCAATGAGCAACATTGAGGGACTTAGCAGAGCAATTGAGAACACCGCCTCAGCAGGGCAGCTGCTCAATCACATCAATGACACCAATGCCCACCGTGCCCTCTTCGATGAGTTGAAAAACCAAATACAAGCCATTCATACCATCTTACAAGTAGATGATGTAAACCTCGACACCTTGCAGGAAATTGTTACTCTTCTAAAATCTAATACCAAGCTACAAGAGCTCATCGACAAAAAAGTAAACAAAGAGGAAGGCAAAGGTTTATCATCTAATGATTTCACCAACGAGCTCAAGCAGAAGTTAGAAGGCTTGCAGCCTACCGATATATCAAGCTTACTACCCAAAGGCGGATATGACGGCACGGGGCAACAACTGAAAGAGGCTATTGACGGACTGCAAACCAAAATGGGACAAGTAGAGACTACCCTAAGCGTAGACGACACCTCCCTTGATACTCTTCAAGAAATTGTTACCCAAGTTAAGAACAACAAGGATTTGGCAACAATAATAAATGGAAAAATGGATAAAGACGAATTTTTTGAAAAATTAAAACAACTCGTTAGTTTTTTTGAAAATTCACAGATATCCATATCTAATCCTTTAGGCAGGATGGATATTTCCTCTAAATCTCTATACATCCACTCAAGTGAGGAACTTCTCAAATTTTTTGGAAAAGGAGTTGATATAGTATCTGGAGTTAATATTGCCTTAGAAACCAATCAGGGTATCTATTTAAGAGGTAGTTTCGGACAAGGAATTGTACAATTCTTTGATGTTCATGCTCAAGATGTAAATTTTCGTGGTGATGATTCAATGAATGCTAATATATCTGGATATAAAACAATATCATTAACTGCGCAGGATAGTATAAATTTTAATGCGCAAACGGTAAGGGTTAATGGAAATAGCTTGACTACTTTATTTGAAGACTTTCAAAATCTGTTTAATAAAGTAGGCGATTTAGAAAGTAAGATTTCATTATTAGAGAATCGCCCAGCTGGTTATCCTTAAAATCTAAAAGAATATGAAAAAATATATGCGAAAATATCTCATCAAACTATTTGCACTCAGTTATATAGTGCCTTTTGCAGGTAAAATAAGAAGTTTTACACGTTCCGCTAACATTATCTTACCCTTAATACTCATCGGAGGACTTATTGTTTGTGCCGAGCTTTACAGCTGGCTATACATACTCTTGCCCTTGCTTGCAGTAGCTTGTTTCTTTGGCTTTGGGTACTTTCACTTTTGCCCGCTTACAGACAAAGACTTTTCCCTGCTTGACGATACCCAACGTTGGCAGTATGAAGCCTTTCAAAGGCGTGTAACTCCAGAGCCTAAAAGCTACAATGCCCAATGGGTATTATGGGTAAACCCTTTGGCAATAGCCATAACCCTTACTATATTATTCACCTTAATACTCTAATAACCCAATGAAAAAAAGCACTAGAAACATCCGCTACCTCGTAGTACACTGCTCCGCTACACCAGAGGGCAGAGACCACACCGTCAAAGATATCGACCTATGGCACAAACAAAGAGGTTTTAATGAGATAGGTTACAACTACATTGTACGCCTCGACGGCGCGGTTGAAGAAGGCAGAGACGTCAATAAAGTCCCTGCCCACGTAGAAGGACACAACAAGGACAGCATCGGCATTTGCTACATTGGTGGGATAGATAAAAACACGCTACAGCCTAAAGATACCCGCACAGTGGCACAGAAAGAAGCTTTAAAAAAGCTCCTCACCGAGCTTAAAGCCCTATATCCACAAGCTGAAATCTTAGGACACCGTGACTTCCCAGGAGTAGCCAAAGCCTGCCCTTGTTTTAACGCTAAAGACGAATACAAAAACATTAGCAAATGAGAAAATTAACCCTATTATTATTGGCGTTCCTCGCATTAGTAGGTTGCCGCACTCGTAAGGTCACCTCTACCGAGAAACGTCACGCCCAGAAAGAGCACTTTATCCATTATAAGGATAGTTCACAGCTTTTTGCCTATCAAGCCCATAAAACGGACTTGTCCCACCAGTCCGACCAGTCCTTTGAACTCGAACTCGAAAGCCTCACCGATAGTGTAGGCAAACCACGTGAACTTATCTACACCCGCATTCGTGACGGCGATAATGAAGTTATAAGAGTACTCAACGGAAAGGTTAAGCTACGAGCCACAAACACCCATTCTAAGAGCCTACAGCAGGCTGATAGTACCCTTTTATATAATACGAAGATACAGACAAAAACCGAAGCGCAAAAGCACAAATACGTACAATTCAAACAGGTGAACAAACAAGTCAAAAGTAGCCCCGTAAGGCATACCCTTTGGCTCTTGCTTATTGCCGTGTTAGTATTTATCATTTGGAAGTTTAAGCCGTTTCGGTGGAAGATTTAATAAGAATTTAAACAGCTTTTAAATGAAGTTTAAACACTGCTAAAATAGGAGGACAATCAGTATAAAAAATGTCCTCCAACCAAATTAAATAACTTCATACGGTAATTTAATTAAGCACAAAAGCCCACAGTTGGAGGACGAAAGTCTTCTGATTGTGGGTTTTTATGCTTATTACCGTAGGAGTTGCAAAAGTACAACTATTTTTCAAACTACCAAAATTCATAAATTCGTAATACAAAATGAAATCAACATCTAATGTTTGGCAACGTACGCCAATATCCTACTATGGAGGCAAGCAAACAATGTTACCCTATATTTTGCCTCTCATTCCACCTCATAAAGTATATACAGAAGCCTTTTTTGGCGGCGGTGCTGTATTTTGGGCAAAAGAGAAAGCACAAGTGGAAGTTATTAATGACTTTAATGCCAACGTTTACACATTTTACAAAGTTCTACAAAGTAATTTTACCGCGCTAAAAACACTTATAGAAAGCTCTATCGTTAGCCGAGAAGCCTATAAATCAGCCTTAGTGATATATCATTCTCCTTTTGCTTTCAGTGAAGTACATCGCGCTTGGGCTTTTTGGTATACTACTAATTGTGGCTTCTCCTGTCAAGTAGGTAACTGTCGTATTACTACCAATGGTAAGAATGCCATTTGCCTACACAACAAAGTAGACACTTTTACAGAAGTATATTCCGACCGTTTGCGTGGCGTACAAATAGAAAACAATGATGCTACTGAGGTTATTGCTCTACGTGATACACCCGACACCTTTCACTACGTAGATCCTCCATACGTAGGAGCCAAGCAAGGACACTATGGAGGTTATGAGCAAGAGCATTTTAATGAGTTATTAGCAACCTTAGCCACTGTAAAGGGCAAGTTTCTACTTAGTTCCTACCATAACGAGGAACTCTCTAAATACACCCAGCAGCACGGTTGGTATCAAAAGGAAGTCTCCTTACATTTAGGAAGTAGTAACAGCATAGGAAAAAAGCGTATAGAAGTCCTTACAGCCAACTACCCTATATAA